AAGGAAACCAAACTTCATCTGCTCTTAATGTATTATTTGAAGCTGATCCTGGAGTTACTATTAATTCTAAAAATGATAACCTCAATCTATCAGGTCAATTTTCTTCAGCAACTATTAAAAAAGTAGGAACCGACGAATGGGATTTAATGGGTGATTTAACCTAATAAATTATGGCAGGAATAAAGGCAGGAGTTAATGGTGAAATAAATAATAATATCCAAACCTATGGATTGGCTGGTTATTGGGATGCTGCTTATGATAAATCCTTTACTCCTGGAACTACTAATGCCCATAATTTAGCAAGTGGATCTTTAACTCCAACAGGAAGTTTAAAAAACAACACAGCATTTATAACACAACCAATTTCTGCAAGTTGTTGGGATTTTGATGGAGTCGATGATTATATAACATTTAATGGAGATTTGACTACTATGGGGGTTGCAGGAGGAACAAGTACTGGAGAAAAGAGTCCACTTACTATATGTTGTTGGGTAAAAATAGAAGCTTATCCGGGTTCAGGAGATCATTACTTTATTGGAGCAAAAATTGGATCAAATGGTCCAGCTATTTCAATTAAATCCAATAAAAGAATTTATTGCTGGTTTAATTCTACTGGCATGTATACTGAAAAAATAGATAATACAGGTGAGGCTCTTGATTTAGGAAACTGGATTCATGTCGCGTATACGGATAATGGTACAAATAAAAATATTTATTTAAATGGAGTATTAGATACTACTCAGTCACCCGCTTCATCTCAAAACAATTTAAATCTTACAAAAGATATAGGTATTGGAGCTGAAGGAGATGGTGATAATCCATTTGATGGTCAAATAGCAAATGCACTATTTTATAATCGGGGACTTTCTGCTGCCGACGTTCTTCAAAATTATAATGCTCAAAAAGGAAGATTTGGTCTTTAAAAATCTTTTTATTATATTACTAGAACTATATATTTTAACGAAAAAAATTAATATTTATAACCATGGAAAAAACAGTTTTAACTAAAGAAGAAATCACACAACTTTCTTCGTTGCAAGAACAACAAAACGATTTTGTTATTCAATTAGGTCAAACCGAATATCAAATCAACTTATTAGAAAGACAGAAAATATCTATAAAACAACAGATAGAAAAATTTGAAGAAAGTCAAGTGCAATTAGCTAAGCAATTAGAAGATAAATATGGTCAAGGTTCAGTGAATCTAGAAAGCGGCGAATTTCTAAAAGCTTAATTGTACTTTCAACAAATTTTATAATATTTATAAACAAAATAATTTTGTAATAAAATGGCAGAAGTATTATTATCCCCGGGCGTATTAGCAAGAGAAAACGATCAATCATTTCTTACCCAATTACCAACACAAGCTGGTGCAGCTATATTAGGACCTACAGTAAAAGGTCCTGTTGGTATTCCAACAGGGATTACATCTTATAGTGACTATAAAAATAGATTTGGTGCTGTAGTAGAAAGTGGAAGTAACTCTTACACATATCTTACTTCAATATCAGCATATAATTATTTTCAACAGGGTGGAGATTCATTATTAGTAACTAGAATTGTAACTGCTTCAGCTGGTTGGGCTCCTGCAAATTCAGGTGAATCAGGTTATAATACTATTTCAGCCTCAGATAACACAACAGCTCTTGTTATAGAATCAATTTCAGAAGGAACAGTTCAAAATAGTATAAGTAATACATCAAATACTGTAGGAACTAATGGAACTTTAGCAAGTGGTTCAAGTGATAATTTAAGGTGGGAAATAGTTTCTCCTAATACGGGTTCAGGTACATTTAGCTTATTAATTAGAAGAGGAGATGATAGTTTAACATCAAAAACAGTATTAGAAACATGGTCAGATCTATCATTAGATCCAAATGCTGATAATTATGTTGAAAAAGTAATTGGAAACTCAGTCCAATCAGTAACCTCAGATTCTGGTACATATTATGTTCAGGAAACAGGAACTTATAGAACTGTAAGTCGGTATATAAGAGTAAAATCTGTTGAGAATAAAACATTAAATTTCTTTGATAATAATGGAACAGCTAAAAATGAATACACAGCTTCTATTCCTATAGCAATGTCAGGAACCTTTGCCAGCGCAACTGGAGATGCTTTTTCTTCATTTAATAGCCCAGCTAATTTTTATGATAATATTAATTCTACAAATGCACAAGGGTTAACTGGTGATGACTATACTGAATCTTTAAATTTATTAGCAAACACAGATGAATTTAAATATAATTTAATAGTTGCACCAGGTTTAACAAGACAAAATAATTCTGCTCCTTTAACTACTATGGTAGACAATGCTCAAAGTAGAGGAGATAATTTAGCAGTAATAGATTTAAGAGATTTTGGTTCAACCTTAGGAGCAACAACCACAGCAGCATCAGCAGTTGATTCTTCATATGCTGCTACTTATTGGCCTTGGGTTCAAACATTAGATCCAGATACAGGAGAACAATGTTGGGTACCAGCTTCAACAATGATTCCTGGAGTATATGCTTTTAACGATAATTCTTCAGAAGCATGGTTTGCACCTGCAGGATTAAATAGAGGTGGATTATCAACAGTATTAAGAGCAGAAAGAAAATTAACAAATGGTAATAGAGATACTTTATATACTAACAATGTTAATCCAATTGCAACATTTCCAAATGCAGGAGTAGTAGTATTTGGACAAAAAACACTACAGAAAAAAGCAAGCGCTTTAGATCGAGTAAATGTTCGAAGATTATTAATTGAATTGAAATCATACATTTCTCAAGTAGCAGATACATTAGTATTCCAACAAAATACAATGGCTACAAGAAATGATTTCCTAAGTCAGGTTAACCCATACTTAGAATCAGTTCAACAAAGACAAGGATTATATGCTTTTAAAGTAGTAATGGATGATAGTAATAACACGCCAGATGTAATTGATAGAAATCAAATGGTAGGCCAGATTTATCTGCAACCAACTAAAACAGCAGAATTTATTTACCTAGATTTCAACATATTACCAACTGGAGCTACTTTCCCAGCATAAAAATTGAATAATTAGATATTTATAATTGAAAATAAATAAGAAAAAATGGCAGTATTAGACCCCAATGAAATATTTTTCACCGCGTTTGAACCCAAACAGGCTAACAGGTTTATCCTTTATATGGATGGTATACCTAGTTTTATGATTAAGGGAACAGCAGCTATAACTTTATCCCAAGGTACAGTAGCTTTAAACCACATTAATGTTCAAAGATATGTAAAAGGTAAAACTACATGGGGAGCTATAAATTTAACATTATTTGATCCTATTACACCTTCTGGAGCTCAAGCAGTAATGGAATGGGTAAGATTACATCACGAATCAGTAACTGGTAGAGATGGATACAGCGATTTTTATAAAAAAGATTTAACAGTAAATATACTAGGTCCGGTTGGAGATGTAGTTTCAGAATGGATTATTAAAGGTGCTTTAATTACAGAAGCTTCATTTGGTGATTATAGCTGGGATGCAACAGATACAGCTATTGAAATTTCAATGACAGTACAACCAGATTATTGTGTATTAAACTTCTAAAAAACTCCCTCACTTGTTTTTTAAAAGGGCTTGGCTTTGTCAAGCTCTTTTTTTATTTTGATATTTATAGTAGAATTAAAGTTATTAACAAATAAAAGATTATGAGCGAGTTTAAAATCCCTACCGAAGAAATTGAATTACCATCTAAAGGTTTAGTTTACCCTGAAGATAATCCCCTATCAAGTGGAAAAGTTGAAATGAAATATATGACTGCTAAAGAAGAAGATATTCTTACTAACCAATCATATATTAAAAAAGGAGTAGTAATTGATAAACTATTACAGTCTTTAATTGTTTCTAAAGTAAATTACAATGATCTTATTATTGGAGATAAAAATGCTCTTATGGTAGCAGCTAGAATTTTAGGTTATGGAAAAAAATATGAATTTAAATATGATGGTGAAGAAATTGAGGTTGATTTATCGTTATTAGAACCTAAATCTATAGATGAATCTAATTTCCCTAAAGGTCAAAATGATTTTTTATTTACTTTACCGTCAACCCAAACACCGATAACCTTTAAACTTCTTACCCATAAAGATGAGAATAGTATTAGTAGAGAATTAGATGGACTTAAAAAATTATCTAAAACTAATTCCCCAGAATTATCAACAAGATTAAAATATATAATTACTTCAATAGATGGAGATCCTGAAAATAAAAATATTAGGGAGTTTGTAGATAAATACATGCTTGCCCAAGATGCAAGAGCTTTAAGAAAGCACATAGATGAATTCCAACCAGACATAGATTTGTCCTTTTTTCCCCCCGATAGTGAAGAATCTGAATCCATCCCAATTAACCTCAACTTTTTTTGGCCTGA